CTTTCTGAATAATGTTTTGGTACTGTAATCAACATTACCAGAATTAGATTTAACAAGAGCGCATTTAACTACACTCATTCTTTCGTACGCCACTCGCTGTTCCTCGCATATCCTTTCGCAATCCTCCGCGCTCGCCAACCACATAGCTATCGCCCACCGCACGCTGTCAGTAATACTACTTGCACCACGAATCTCTGCTCTATGGCTCATGGCATCATCGCTATCATTAGCTAATGCACCTTTATTAAGATGATGAATAGTAAGCGTAGAACAACCAAGTCTAGCACTAATGTTTGCACAATAACTACCCCATAGTTGGCCTGCTTCATTACTGCTTGATACATTGCCTGTTGTAAATGCTTGAAGAGGATCAAAACAAACTAATTTCAAATTTGGTATGGCTTGTAATTCCTCCACTAACTCCTGCGCTATAGGTGTTATACCTTCTTCTCTTAACAGTATCATTGGTTCTTTTTGTTCTGGGACAGGAAATACATAGACTTCATAAGAGGAGTTAAATCGCTTGCCCTTAGGGTCGAGCAAGTCAAGTCGTCTATGTATTTCCATTAAATCATCTTCCGCACAAAATATAACTGTGTTGCCACGCTCTTTCACATCTTTCCCCCACCACCTGCCTCCGCACGCCACAGATAATGCTAACTGTATGACACTTAGCGATTTACCCACGCCACCAACTGCGGCAAGAATACCAGGCTTTCCAATGGGAATAAGACCGTCAACTAAAAACTTTTGTGGCTCTGGCTTACCAACAAGATTACGAATCGCATACTTTTGTATGCCTAGCTTATGTTCAATGAGTTCAGCTCTAACTTTATCTAAACCATATTTTAAATAGAGGTCGTTATAATCGCCAACTTCACTAGGTAATCGCACAGCACTATTAACCACAGCACTCGCGCACTCTTGCGCCTTCTTCTCTCCCACTCCACTTTCATCATTATCAAGTGCGAGAATAAATCTAGCACCTGTCAGCTTGCGTAAATTAGAGGCTGCATCCAACAAGAAGTTGGCACTAAAAACGCAAGCTACAGGAATTTGGGTAGCTTCATATACTGAAGCGGCAGTTGAGTAGCCTTCAACTAAAATTAATTTTTCTATATTGTTTAGATCTTGTAAGGTGGTACCAATTAAAAATACATTACCTTTGATTTCTGAAGCGGAAGCAAATCTTTTTTCGCCTTTTTTATCTATGTACTGTAGAGAGCGAATCTGTCCTGTGGTATTATATACAGGAACAATTAACCTACCGTTTAATTGCTTCAACCCATAACTTTTAACTTTTTTATTCGTGAGATATTCATGGTCAATGGCTTCGTGGCAAATATTAAACTTTTCTTGCATCTCAACTGCAACTTCATCTTGTCTTTGCTTCCTTTCGGCACGCGACTTAGCACTAGCCTCTTCCATTTGTTTTTGTAATTCTTGTCTATCTACAATACTAAGTTGGTTAGTATCTATGCTTGACCACTTGCCCTCAAAACCAGTTTTCCAATTACCATAAGTACAGAACATATGTTCGCCAACTTGGTTGACAGCATAATACCCAGACTTCTGACCGCCTGTATCTGGTTTACCGCCTATTGCTTTTACTGGCACTCTGATTATCTCGCCAGTAATTTCTAAGAAGTCTACAAGCAACCCCTGTGCTTGCATCTCGTTTATTAAATCATGTGTACTCTTACCTGTACTAAAACCAAGGTCGTTATAGAGTATGTCCTTTTTCAGGTACTTTGTTAAATCCATTTGCAGCTCTCTCGTCATCTAACTGCGCTTGCACATTCGCCCAGTTTAGATATTCCCTAACAATGGTCGTGAAGATCCTTTTCCTGTTATCTCTATCCCATTTATGCAATGGTTTTTGATCTTCCTTACCTGCTAGTTCTAAATAAATATCTTTGGTTTGTGCTATGGAATATTCTATTCCTGTATCATTCAGTTGTGCTTTGTTGGGTAGTCTTTCTCCCTCCCCAATCTTTTTTAAATGAGCCATACAGCACGCTCCAAGCCAGTGTTCTCCATCTTTTTTTAAAAAAGGCCCAGCTGGTGCTTTACAATAAGCACACAGCGTGGGTCTGTTCTTACCATTAAAATTAAAATGGTGCATCGTCATCATCAACGGTGGTTGCACCCATAGCCGCTAAATCAGATTCCGATGGTCCTGTTTTAATATTGTCATTCTCTACAGGCTTTGGGGTTGATGCCATATTAGTATCTACAGGTTGCCAACCTTTACCATAGTCATCTTTTATTTCCAAATAACCATTTCTACCTTTCACAAGTTCAGCCGATACGCTTTTACCCATACAGGCTGTTGAAGTATCTTTAGGCACATCCTTGATACCCATTGCCTTACACATTAAAAGACATGACTGCGCACCAATTTCAACAGCCTTAGGATTTTCAGACTGAACAGTAAAAGCTATATTAATTCGCAAGTTTGAATCGCCTACTATAAAATAATGCCTTTCAGCTACCCACGAACCAGTATCCAAAAGACTGTCTTTGTCATCTTGTTCCTGCCAATGCAGTATATGTCTGCCAGGCTCTATTTGTCCTGTGCTTGTTTCCGTACTCGTTTCTACATTTGTTAAATCCATTTTTTACTCCTTTTTAAATCCAACATTTATATTCTGAACAATCTTCCTTTGACTCTCCACAATGACGACAAAATCCATCTTCATCATATTGCGGTTTATCATCATCGCAAAAGTGTTCGTTAAGTTCTTTAGTATCAATCACTTTAGCATCTGCTCCCTAATGGCCTGCCATTCAAACGGCATTTCATTATCAAGACCAAATCTATTCTTAGCTTGGAAGCCAGGTGTTTCTTGTGTAAAGATAGTTCTGTCTCCTTGCTTTAGCTTAGTAGTCATACCACCACCTTTACCTTTTACTTGGATAGTACCTATCTTGTAATTAGCAAAGAATACCGCATCACTGTGTTCAATAACCAAGTCAGCTGCTTTTCTGTGCAACTTAATCTGGTGCCTATCATGTGGTTCGCTTGATGGATCTTCGTATCTTCTTACTTCATTATGTGCAATCTGTAAGACAGTAAAGCCTTTGTCTCGCAATTGGTTTAGTAAAGCAAGATACTCTTTCCATATCTCTAAACAAGCTGCATAACCTTTTCCGTAGGCTGGCGAGCTGATATCTGGCCAACCATTCTTTTCACATACATAGTCCTGCATTAAAGTTTCTAACCAATCCAAACTATCTACTATGACAGTTTTAAATTCGCTATCTTCTTCTATTAAAGATTTTAAGTTTCCTTCTAATTCTGTATAAGTTTTAGCTACAGGAAAATGAGGACACTCAATCTTACCAATGCCATCTTCTGCTTGAACTATAATTGGTTTGTTCATAGTTGCACCAAAAGATGTTTTACCGATTCCACCAGGCCCATACAATACTAAGATTGGTGGTTTTAGTTTTGCCTTTTGTCTAATATTAGCTAACGACATTATTGCACCTCAATCTTTTTTTCTTCTGTTGGCTCTAATATGTTTTTCATACGAGCTTCATAAGAACTAAGTAAAGTATTTAAATCGTCAATATCATTGTTGGCTTTGATAATAAACTCGTCTCTCACTTGTTTCTTCTCTTGCCATCTAGCCATCAACTCTTTTGCATTGTCTGGCATTTCATTTATCTTATGTTCCTTGCCATCATCTGCAAACTTTATTGTTGGTTCATCAACATTTTCAGTTGTATTTTCTTTTACCATTTCAGTCTCCCTGTTGGTTTTGTTTATAAGTATCACACGCATCTTTAGCATTACACCAACGGCATCCGTCTTTGCTATAGTTGTATGTGGGTATCTCCTCAAAGCAAGCTTCGGCAGCTGGCTTTAAAGTTTCATAGGCCCATTCAACTAAGTTAATAGCTGATATGGAATATGATCTAATAGGACCATCTTTGTGCCAACCTCTTGGTTGTACTATGGTCATCTGAACTGTGCAGTCATCTCCGTATCTGGATAATGCACCAAGTGCATAGATACGCATTTGTGGGTTATCTGCTTCTACTGCCCACTTACCAGATTTAAGATCTATTATCTCTATCATGTCTTTACCAATAAGAATGGCATCTGCTGTTCCCCATAGGTCTGCATGTATTTCTGGCATGTTAACTCTTTCTTCAATCAATGGTCTTGCTACATCCAAGTCCATCATTCTTTGGTCTATGTAATCTACATAAGTATTAGCACAATCAATCATCTCTTGGTCTACTGTGATGTCAAAGTCCTCTACATGATGTGTTGTGTCTAAGTAGTATTCTTCTAAGGTAAGATTGTTTAGTCTACCTTTCAGCAGTGTTTCAACCATTTCGTGGATTAGTGTACCTGTAGCTGCTGGTATGCCTACTTTGTATTCAACCTGCATACTCGCCAAGAGTTGTGGCATGCCAGGACAAGCCATCCAAATCTTTGCTGCTGAAGGTGAGAGTTTAGCGTGCGCCATGGACAGAAATATAAGAGTCGTTTTCCATTCTTTTCACATCATCAAGATCGTATTTAATCTTACCGCCAATCTTAAAATAGCTTGGACCTTGTCCTCTGTACCTTCTATTATCAATTGTTTTCTTGCTGACTCCCCATCTCTCTGCTAGTTCGTCAACTTCTATGGTATTTGATATGTCAAAATTCTTTTCTAATATTTCCATAAATTTCCCTTTTATTAATATTTTTGTTTATAATAAACCAATATTACTAATTATCAAGTAATATTTAATAAAATTTGGGAGAAATTAATGATGAATAAAACAGTATACGCACATACTAACATAGGAAACGAAAAGGATTGGGATCAAGAGATAGATCAGCTTGCAACCAATAACCAAGTAGCTGGAACGCACTACAAGCAGTCCAAGATACAGCCTATTGATTATATATACGCTAACAACCTGTCTTATAACCTAGGTAGTTGTTTAAAATATATAACCAGAAGTAAAGGAGAGAAACAGGATAGGGTGACTGACTTGTTAAAAGCCAAGCACTTTATAGATCTTGAATTACAGATGGTTTATGGAACAGATGCCAAAGGTAATAAAATAGGAGATTATTCAATAGAAGTTTCTCTATAACCATGAGGTAGCTATGAATTTATATGAGTTTGATGATCGTATCTTAAACGAAAGGAACGGAAGAAAACCTGTATATATAAACAAACATCTTGCTAAAAAGTTTAAGGATTTTTGTGAGAGCGAACAGAAAGAGCCACATAGGGTGGTTGAGTATCTAATATCTTTAGGTATGAACTCTGTAAAGCATTACGAAGAACCTAAAGTGTCTGTTGACATCGAAGCTCTTTAAATAGGTTTTCTACATTTTTAAGCGAGTCCATCGCTTGCAT